AGACGGCAGGCGGGCGGGGGTGATCTGCGGGCAAGGGCGCGGGCGTCGTCGGCCGAGCGTTCCTTGACCCTCTTTCCCTCCTCGTAGAGGTAGAGGAACACGACGACGCAGATAGTCGGGAGACAGTGCCAGGTCGGGACCTTGTCGAAGGCGGCGAGGACGTACTGGGCGACGAGGAACAACTCGGGGAGGGTGGCCTTGTTCATTCGGTCTCTCCCTTCGTCATCTTCCGCGCCTTCCAAGCGGCGTCCGAAGCTGCGACCGCGTAGGCCGCGTCGGCCGGGGAGGGGCGACGGGCGAGCGTCTCGGCGTCTATGTCCTCTGACAGTGACCCGTCGGGGAGACAGAGGACGAACTCGAACCAGTAGTGAGTCAACGGCGACTCCTCGGCGAGGCCGATTCGGAAGTTGAGGGCCGAACGGGAGATCCCCGTCTGGGCGGCGAGGTGGGAGAGAGACCCGTAGAGTAGGCGGGCTCGGGCCTTGATAACGCGGCGGGCGTGCGGGAACATGGTCATCTCGGCGTTAGAGGGGGAACCCGTCGTCCTCGAAGGGAACGACTTCGGGGGACTCGGCGAACAGCTCGACCTCGGCGACCTTGGAGGCCGGAGGCGGCGGCGGAGCGGGGAGCTTCGCCCTGGTAGCAACCGAAGCGGGGGCCGCCGGCGGGGTCGAAGGGACCTCGACGTGGGAGACCTCGACGGTCGCGGTAGGAGCTGCGTCAAACTCGACGTGGTCGTCGGCCGCGAGGGCGTCCGAGAACTCGATCGAGCGGGGGAGGTACTTCGCGGCGCGGCGGAGGACCGTCTTCTTGCCCATCTCGGAGAAGTCGGTCGCCCACGGCCCCGAGCTCCCCGACTGGGAGCGACCGCGGATCGCGTTGACTTCGTGGAGGGGCATCCACTCGAACAGGTGCTCCCCGCCCGCGAGCGTCGCATGGCAGTAGAACCCGAGGATCCGGTTGTCCTTCCGCCGGAGGTCGGGCTTATGGGTGAACGGGACCGAGGCGGCGTAGTCGATCTCGAAGCGGTCGGTCTCGTAGACGACCCGCGACGCGATGGAGGTGACCTTCCCGGAGCGGCGAATGAGGTCGAGGAGGCCTTGGTATCCGATAAGGAACGTTGCCTCGCCCTTGCGGGGGATAAGGTAGCAGGAACCGAGGACACCCGGCTCGAGGCCGAGCTGCGACGCTGTCATGACGCAGGCCATGATCGAGGCGGGGTTGCACTCGGCGAGGCCGCGAACGGTGCGAAGGGAGGTCAACGCAAGGCGGGCCATTCGCTCCGGGGCGAAGTGGGACGGGAGGGCGGCTCGGAGCTGCGACAGGGTGGCGGGCGACGCCAACCAGTTCTCGACGGTGGTATCTCTGCGGGCGATCTGGGTCATGACTCTCTCTAGGTGTGGTCTCTCGACCGTTGGGGGGACTGGGGTAGGTTACTTCGTGACGAACAGGGAGGCGTCCCAAGGGGCGCGGACACCGGAGCGGAGGTCGTAGAGGACACCGTCGACGAGCTCGGCGCGACCTTGGTCGATCTCGCGATAGATCGCGTTCCTTCTCCGGTCCGCTTGGGCGAGGAACTTTGCGGCGTCGGCCTTCGCCGTCGCGATGGACTTGGGGTCTTTGTAGGCTTGGGCCCTTTTTCTCGCGAGTGTCTGGAGTTGACCGAGTTCTGCGACTCTCGAATCGAGTTTCGACCAGTCGAGGCGGGGTCGTTTGTAGCGTCCCTTTGCGGTCTTCTCCTCGGCGGGGGCGGTGCTGTCCTCGAGCTTCTCGTCGGAGTCGCGGAGGACGGCCTCGAGGGCCGCGTGCGGGTCCTCGGAGACGCAACCGTCCCAGTCGGGGTCGACGTGGCGGCGGCGGTCCTTCTCGTCGAAGGGGATGATCCCCTGGTACTCCGCGAGCTGTCGCAGAAGGTAGAGAACCTCCTCTCTGAATCGTCGATCTTCGTAGTCGAACAAGGTCTCACTCATCTTGTCACCTTCAAGTGTTGGTCTCTCGACCGTTGGGGGGAGGGGCGTAGTCGGGCCTTGACCCCGACTGGGAGGGCCTAGCCCTTCTTCGCCTTGGGCGCGGTGACCCGACACGAGGCGGAGACCTTCGTGACCTTTTGGAACTTCGCGAGGAGCTCGGGGTGGGCCTCGCCGAACGCCTTCGAGTCGAACGAGGCCCGCTCGGAGGCGTCCGAGAAGGACGACTTGAAACCCGCAGCGGTCGCGAGCTTCGCGGCCGACTTGTGCGCCTCGAGGATGACCCGCTTCGCGTCGTCCTGGCGATCCTCCAAGGCCTTGATCTCGGCGTTGATCCGAGCGTAGGTCTCGATCGCCTCGGCGACCTCGCCGTCTACCTCGAGCGGACCCTCGGTCGCAGGGTTGATCGTACGGGCGAGCGTAGAGAGGGCGTCCGCGTCGGTCGCAGCGGGGAGCAGTAGGTCGGGGTGGTTGACCCAAGCGATCGCCGTCGTAGCGGCCTCTACGATGACAGAGAAGGCGTCGACGTCGGGAAGGATCGGGATCAAGTAGAAGTGGTAGACCGTCCAAACGGCGAGGTAGCCCTTCTCCGCTCCGGTGACGAACAACTGGGTCTGAACTTGCCACCAATACGAGAGACGGGCGTCCTTGCCTTCCAAGTGGGCGAACCCGTTCGCGAGGACGTCGTCCCAGTCGAGACGAGCTCGGTCGAGTTTGGCCTCGACAACTCCGACGCAGACCCCCGCCTCGTCGAGGATGACTCCATCCGGCGTAGCGGAGACAGGGTGGGCGAGATCGCGTACGGGAGCGACCGGGGAGACGATGTAGGCCTCGAGCTGCGCGGACGCCTGGGCGAGAACGAAGTCCTCCGCGAGACGGCCGAGGGACATCGCCTCGGAGTCCCAGACGCGGGGGTTGCCGGAGAGGGCGTCTCGCTTGTCCAGGACAAGGCCGAGGAGGCCGCCGTAGGTCGAGACCCCGAGAGTCATCCCGACCTCGGAGGCCCCCACCGTCTCGGCGCGGGTAGCGTGCCACTCGTGGGAGTCCTTGGGGTAGGCGGCGACTGGGACGCAGTTGGTCAAGTAGCGGGGAGTCATGGTCGGGGTCCTAGTTGAGGGTCTGGAAAGAGTCGGCGATGACGAGGCGGAGCGCGACGACGTCCGAGTCGAGGGCGAAGTTGAACCACGCGGTCCGCGTATCGGTGTGGACCTTGGACTCCGCGCAGACGTAGGTGATCGTCGAGGAGACCGAACCCTTCGCAAGGCCGTTGACGAGCTCGGCGGGGTAGAGGGTGACCGTCTGGGAGGCGATGGTGTCGCCGATCGTCCGTCGCTCGGTCATCGCGACGTCTCCGATGACACTGGGCGAGGGCTCCCAGTTCCGCGAGTCGTCGGTATTGAGGGCCGCCGCGAGGAGCTCGGCGTAGTGGGCGGGGGTGCAAGATTCGAGGGAGTAGGTCATGACGGGTTACCTTGGGGGGTGGTGGCCGAGTGGCCGAGGGAGAGTCGGAGCGGGGCGGCGAACCTCGCGAGGGCCGAGCCCTGCGACTAGTAGGCGGCGCGGCGACGCTCGGGCTTGCCGATGAACCCGGGATTGTAGCGGGCGAAGCGGGGGCGAAGGAGCTTCATCAAGGCGTCGATCGTCGCCTGTTCGCCGGCGGCCTCGAGGGCGAGGAACTTCTCGGCCATTTGGTTCACGGTGCAGGTGGCGGCGAAGGTGGTCATCTCGTTGGTGGTCATGCGCGACTCTCGGTTGGGGTTGGCGTCGGTCTCACTCACCGACCCCGACTAGGTAGCCGCACCTTGACGGAGCGTCAAGGTTATTGACACCACTTTGCGCCCCCTATGTCGTTTTCTTCGATCCTAGTCCCAAGGCTCCGATCGAGCGTCGAGGACCGGGGACCCCTCCTCGAACTCGCCTACCTGTTTAGACAGCTCGGCCGAGAGGACGTAGGCCCGAACGTCGCCGCCGCCGAGGCGCACCTTCCACGTTCGCCGGTGGTCGGTCGACTTCTCGATCCAACCCTTCTCGACGATCGCTGCGATGACAGAGTCGACCGCGTAGCCCCGCTCGCCGAGGAACTTCTCGACCTCGTGGGGGAGCATCGCAGCTCGCAAGGTGCCGTCCTGGGTCTTCCAAACCTTCCCGATGGTCGAGAGGTTCGAGTCGGGGGCCGTCGAGTGGTATTGAACCCGCTTCGTGTTGGAGGCGAACCAGGCGATCAAGGCGTCCATCGCGAGCGACGGCTTGTCCGCGTCCTTCGCTTGGTCGAAGGTGCTGTAGAGGTCCTCGGCCGAGAACAGACCGAACGGGCCTCGAGTCTTCCACTTCACCCCGACGGCCGCGCAGAACAGGCCGTGGGCGAGCTCCATCGCGGCGACGTGGTTGGATACCCTCCGCGTCGTGTCTCGGGCGGGGTGCGACTTCTTCGCGTAGTCGTAGACTTTGACGGCGAGCTCGCGGTACTCGGACGCAAGGCGGGCCTTGTCGGCGTCTCCCAGTGCGACGAGGTACGCGATCAACCGTTGGCCTGCGGTTCCATGGTGCCTCGAGTAGATCCCGGTCACCTCGTGGATCAAGTCGGAGGTGGCCGAGGAGTTGTCCCCGAAGATAGGGGCCTTGACGGAGACAAGTCGGGCGACCGTCCCCGCTTGCTTCCCCATGGTCGAGATCGACGACTCACCGGTCGAGAGGGCGATGTTCTGGAACTCGACCGTGGTCTGGGTCCCCGTAACCGTTCCCCTCGCCTTCCCTCGGCCCTGTGTCATCGCGTAGACGAAGGCGGAGACAACCGAGAAGTTGTCGATCATGTGCTGCGTCTCGTCGCGGAAGACTGGGAGGCCCCGCATCGATCCTGCGACCCTCTCGACGGCGGTCCCCGTGTCGTTCCATTGGCCGACCAACCCCGCAGTCCCGAAGATGGAGGCCGCCCACTTGAGGGAGGTTGACTTGCCTCCCGACGACTCACCCCAAACGTCCAGGACGAACTGTTCGCAACCAATGACCTCGATCAACGGGGCGACAGCTGCGGCCGCGTAGGCAAGCGCGACTCGAGGATGGAGGTCGAACACTCGCTCCGTCGTCTCGATCCACGTCGAGAGGTCGCCGCGAGCTCGAACCGCCTCGACCTTCGACCGCATCTCTCCCTCGAGCGGGGCCATGTGAAGATCGGCGGCGGACCCCGTAGGCCGGTGGACTTCATCGTACCCTCGGACGAACGACCCCTCGACCCAACCAGTCGTCGGCGACAGTCGGGAGAGGCCCGTCAAGGTGACCTCGGAGAGTTGACGAGCTGCGTCGAGGTAGTCGACCATCCCCTTCGCCGTGTTGGAGGTCACTGGGAGGCCCCGAGAGGCTAGGGCGACGATCGACCGGGTAGACGCTACCGCCTCGAGCGGGACGTGGAGCATCCTAGAACCCAAGGCGGGCCAACCGGTCGCAAGGGTGACGAAGTGGGACTGGGTCGCGATGTCGAGCGAACGGCCGACGAGGAACACCGGCGGGAAACAGACCCGAACCTTGATCGGAGCTCCGTTGCGGTCGAAGGCCTCGCGGGCGACCCCGCTTCCGTCGTCGAGGACGTACCCACTCGGGAGTTGGACCATGGTCCCGTCGGAGAGGCGCGTCGAGAGGCCTCTAGGAAGGGCCGTTTCGACGGGGGTATCCTCGGGAGGGCTATCTGTCTCCCCCAAGTCGGGCTCCCCCGCCTCCAAGGCCCCGAGGAGTTGACGCCGAACCTCGCCCAGTCCCGCTCGGACGTGGAGGTCGTTCCAGTCGGTCTCCTTCTCGCCTCGGTCGGGGCCGAACTCCGGCGACACTACCACGCCGCCCGCCTGCGTCGCCGCCTTTCGTGCAGCTCGTAGCCCTGCATTGTCCGCCTTCTTCCAGTCGTCGTCCGCTGCGATCACCAGTCGCGCCTCGGGGAGGGCGTCTCGGACCATGATCGCAACCGTTGCGAGCTGCGAGGTGTCCATGGCGCAAAGGACCGTCCACCCTGTCGCCTGGGCGACCGTGGCCCCTGTCGCGTAGCCCTCGACGACTGCGATGATGTCCCGCGTCCCCGAGATCCGGTGGTAGGTCCCCGAGCGGTCCATCCCCTTCGCGTAGAGTTTGGCGGTTCCCTCCTTCGCTTGGATTCTCTGGTAGCCTCGGAGGTTGTTCGTCCCTCGGCGCAACGGGACTAGGAGGTCGCCGTCCGAGTTCATCCGAAGGTCCCACGCCTTGACCCCTTTTCGGACAAGGTAGGGGTGCTGCGGGTCGGCCTCTACCGCAGACTCCCAGACCGACCGAGCGGCCTTCGCCGCCTCCTCGCGAGCTGTCTCCTTCGCGGCGTCCGCGCCCTCCTTCTCTCGGCGAGCTCGGTCGAGGTTGTCCAGGTACTCGGCTCGCCCCGTCCGCTCCTCGGCCTTGATCGTCGCCCAGTCCTCGTCGGGACACACCCAAGCGACTGGGTCACCCGTCCACCGGCGGAACAGGCCCCGCGGTTTCCCGTTGGAGGTGTAGCGGTAGCAACCCTTCCCCCCGCCCTCGAGGGGAACCGTATGCCACTTGTCGTCATCTTCGACCCCTCGGGGAAAGGTCAACCCTTGCGACTCCGCATCCCTGCGAAACCGCGACTCCACGTCTGCGCGACTCATGTTCTCTCCGTTTGCCTTCGGAGATCGGACTGTGGTAGCATCCGATCACCTGGTTGTCGCGGTCTCACTCACCGCGTTACCTACAATCGCCGATCACGAGGTTGCTTGTCAACCTCCCGGCGATCCTCCCTCTCTCGACCTCTCCGTTGCGCGGCTCGGGTCGGGAGAGGGGACCTGCGACCTGTTCCCAGTGTTCCCGCGTGTTCCCGCGTGTTCCCACCCCCCTGGGAACGCATCGGAGCTAGGATCTAAGCGGCTCCGAGGGCCGTTTTGGGGGGGTGTTCCCACTGTTCCCACCCTAGGACACCCCCTAGGCGTGACGAACCCCCTTCGAGGCCGAGGCCGATCAACCGACTACGGCCTAGGGGGGTCGCGCGCATATTAGGGAATAGTGGGAACAGTGGGAACTTGTGGAACATAACTAAATCAACGACTTGGAAGGCGGTTTTTGTTCCCATGGGGGTGGGAGACAGGTGGGAGACTACGCAACGCCCGTACAGTAGTCTCCCACTGTTCCCGCTGTTCCCACCCCTTTTCGTCGATCCCGCTCCGAGGTCCTTTTGACCCCGACTCCGGCCGACCTCCCTCTCGGTCACTGGGAGAGGTGGGAACAGGTGGGAACGGTCGACCCCTTGACCTACCCCCTCTCGTGGGGTTAGTTGGGGGCCGAGGCCCGTTCTAACAGTCGCGCCTGCGCGAGGTTCCCATGGCAACCAAACCGACCAAACCGACTAAACCGACCCCGCCGAATACGTCGAAGCTCTCCCCCGAGGTCCTCGACCGGATCTGCGAGGGCGTCGCACTGGGCCTCCCCTACGAGCGAGCCTGTCTCCTCGGAGGCATACGCCGCGAGACTCTCCACGCTTGGAAGAACGCCGCCCCCAACACGCCGGAGGGGTCACTACATCGGCAGCTCGTCGCCCGCCTCGAGGAGGCCCACGCGAAGGGACAAGCGGAGCTCCTCGACCAGATGAAGGGACACGCCCGAGGGGTGCGCCTAGACAACGGGGCCGAGGTCCAAACCCGCGGCGAGTGGAAGGCGACCCAGTGGCTCCTCGAGTCGATCTACAAGATGCGGCCGGAGTCGAAGGTAGACGTGACCTCGGGGGGCGAGCCGATCAAGTATGTGGTCTCCATCCCTCGCGTTGAACGCATCGCAGACGCCGCCGATGACGAGGGGTAGGTGGCAACCGTCCCCCTCGAGCTCCCCGCCCTCTACGGCCGCCAACACGACGCGATAACGGACCCTCGGCGGATTGTGTGCATCGAGTCGACGACCAAGGCCGGGAAGACCTTGGGTTGCATCGTTTGGCAGATCGGGCAAATGATGGGGGCCGGTGAAGACACCGAACATTGGTGGGTCGCGCCCGTCTACGAGCAGTCGATGATGGCCTACCGCCTCGCGTGGTCGCTACTGCGGGGTCAACCGGGGTTCGCCCAGGCGAAGGCCGAGAAGGCGATCACGGGGCCGGGTAACCGCCGTTGGAGCTTCCGCTCGGCCGACAACGCAGACTCGCTCTACGGGTCGGCCGTCCACTCCCTCGTCCTCGACGAATGCTCTCGAATGAAGGACGACGCCGTCGACGCCTGTTTCTCGACGACGACCCGAACTCGAGGTCGGATCCGGTGCATCGGCAACGTGCGGGGTCGGGCGAACCGGCACTACCAGTTCTCGCGCAAGGGAGAGGCGGGCGAGGAGGGGTTCGGGTACCATCGGATCACGGCCGACGACGCGGTCGCCGCGGGCATCTTCTCCCGCTCCGACCTTGCCATGGCGCAACGGACCCTCCCCGAGGCGGTCTTCCGCGAGCTCTACTACTGCGAGCCCGCCGACGACGGGGCGAACCCGTTCGGGATCGACGCGATTCGGAACTGCGCGGAGCTGTGCAACGGGAAGGCCTCGGCGGACACGGTGCGGGTCTGGGGTCTCGACATCGCTCGGAAGCGGGACTGGGCGGTCCTTATCGGCCTCGACGGTCACCGGCGGGTCGCTCGTTTCCACCGGTGGCATGGTCTCTCGTATGGGGCTCTCGTCGAGGAGGTCGTCCGCCTGGTAGGCAAGGGGTCGAAGGCCTGCCTCTTCTACGACGCGACGGGAGTGGGCGACGCGGTAGGCGAACAGATCACGGCGGCGAGGGTCTGGGCGGAGCCCTTCATCTTCTCCTCGGCCTCGAAACAGGGCCTCATGGAGGGGCTCGCCCTCGCCCTTCAACAGGGGCGGACCACGGTCCTCGACGGCGTCCACCGGTCCGAGCTCGAGGCGTTCGAGTACGACGTCAAGGCGGGACGGGTCGTCTACGGGTCCCCGTCGGGGTCCCACGATGATACGGTTTGCGCCCACGCTCTCGCGTGGTATGGGGCAGAGAAACTAGGGGTCCGCCCTGCGGGCCGCGTTGCTATCCTCGGGACTGCGACGGTGACGAAGGGTGCGACGACATGGTAAGAGGCCCGATCCTTGACTCCCAAGGCCGCGAGATCCCGACCGCCCAGGTGACCGAAAGGACCAACCTTATCGGCGCCCGAAACTACCGAGGAGGCCTCCCAGACGCGGACGCCAACCTCTCGTTCATCCCGTCCGAGCGGCGGGGTATCGCGGGCCTCCAAGGCAAGTTTCAAGAAATGATGACGACCCACGTCGGGATCGCCTCGGCGGTCTACTGGGCGATCACGGAGGGCGCGGCCCTCCCCAAGGAGATCGTCTGGCCGCATCGGCACGAGCCGGGGGTCGAGGAAAAGGCCTTCATGGACCTCTGTCAAACGGCGTGCATAGACGACGCGGTCGTCTACGACGGCATGGTCGAGGGCGAGACGGCCCTCTGGGCGTACCCACTCCTCGACGCCTTCATGGGGTTCGGCCTCATGTTTCCGCGTATGCTCACCGGCGGTTCGGTCGAGTGGTACCCAGTCGCCCACAACGCAATCATGTTGTGGAAACCGAACGGCTACCTGTTCGGCGGGGCTCGGTTCTCGACCCCGAACGGCTACGATGACCTCGACGCCGACCAGTTGGTCCACACCGTCCACGGGTTTGCCGGCGCGGGTGAGTTCGAGGGCCGGTCGATCCTCCGCGACTGCGTCCAACCCTTCGAGCTCTGGAAACAGATCGCGATCAACGCGGGCGTCTACAACCAACTCGCGTGGGGTTTCCTTGACATCGCCTACGAGCCCTCGGTCGGCGAGGCGGACGTGGCGGCGTTCAACGAGTTCGGTCAACAGTTCCAGGACGGCCAACGGAAGTACATCCTCCGCCCGCAGTCGGTCGCGGTAGAGATGAAGTACCCGAGCGGGTCACCCCCCGACGTGGTCTCGCAGCTCGAGTACTGGGACCGACAGATCGAGAAGAAGTTGAACGCCCCTCTCGCGGGAATAACGCAGTTTGGGTCGCGGGCCATGGCCGAGACGTTGGACGGGGCGCAAGGTCGCAAGGCCAAGGCGTGGATCAACGGTATCTTCGATCGGCAGTCTCGCGGGATGTTCCGTTGGTTGGCGAATCAAGTAGGGTACGAGGGGCGGCTCCCCAAGCTCCAAGTACAGTCGGCCGAGCTCACGACTGGGTTCGACGGTTGGTCCGCCTACGTCAACGGTATCCAAGCGGGTCTCCTAACTCGCGGCCCCGATGACGAGAAGTGGGCGCGTCGTGTCATCGGAGCCCCCGAGCTCCCCGTCGAGGTAGTGGCCGACCTCCCCGAACCGGTTGGAGCTGCGACGGCGACGACTGCGACAACGGTCCTCGGTATGCTCTCGCCGAACTCGGCGACGCCTCTCGCCCCCGAGGCGGCGGTCATCCTTCTAACGATCTCGGGCCTTGCCGAACCAGTGGCGCGACAGCTCGTTGACGCCCAGACCCGCCTCTCTCTCGCGGCCCCCGTCGCGGCGGAGGCAGTGGCGGCGGTCCCAGTGGCAACGGCCGAGGGCGTCCCCGCAGACGCCGTCCCGCAGGTCGTCCTCGAGGGCAACGTCGAGGTCCCGGCGGCGATCGGCGAGGCGTCGGCCTTCGCGCCGGTGTCTCCATCCCTCTCGGCGTCGGAGGCATCGAGCATCGCGGCGGCACTGGGCGAACACCCCGAGGTGGTCGTTCCCGACAAGGTCATGGCGGCGGCGGCGGCGGCGATCCTCGCTCACCGCATCGCGGGCAAGTCTCGGACGACCGACTCCGAGGCCCTCATGATCGCCCGCGACCTTGCGGCGGGCAAGCGGTTAGCCTGGTCGAGGGTCCTCGGCCTCGCGGACTACTTCTCCAAGGTCTACCCGCGCCACTCGTCCTCCAAGTCCTTCGCGGACGGCGGCCCCTCCTTCCACGCCTACGCCCTGCGGGGCGGCGACGCGGCTCGGGGTTGGGTTCGCTCGCTCCTGGTAGGCTATGCCACCCGCGCCCACCGGACGGCCTCGACCTTGGGCGAGCTCGGCGGTGACCTCGGCGACGGAGAAGGAGAAGGGGTCCTCGTCATCGGCGGCGACGGCCGCGAGTTCACTACCTACCGAGAACTCCGACCCGAGGAGACGGTGGTCGGTTGGGTCACCCTTGCGGAGACTCGGAACGACCTCGACGCCCAGCTCGCGGTGAAGATCGACGAGATCGCAGGTCGTCATCGCCTCGCGGTGATCGGTGGTCTCGCGGACGGTTGGCAAGCGGGGGAGCGGGATCGGATCTGGGCGACGTTCGTGGCCGAGTACCAGGCGGCGTTGACGGCGGCGGCGGGTGGCCTTCGGGCGGCGACCGAGGCCGAGGTGACAGACGAGATCAAGCGGTCGGTCCGTTCGGGTGCGGCGGCGGGCGCGACTACATCGGCGGAGTCCGCGCAACTCGCGGCGGCGGCGACGACGGCGGCCAATGCCCAGTTCGCCACGGCGGCGGCGGCGACGCAGAAGGCGGGGGAGGTCATCGCGGACCGGGTACAGGGTGAAGTCGAGGCGGCGATCCTAGCGGGCGGCGACCTCGACAACTTCGCGACTCGGATCACGATCGCCGGTCTCGTCAAGGAGGCGGCGGGCTCGCGGAACATGGTCGCCTCGGCCTCTCGTATGTCATCCTATGCGGCGGCCCCCGGTGCGAACCTCCCAGTCCCGAACGAGGTCATCCGAACCTCCATCCCCGACGCCAACCGGTGCGAGGTGTGCGCGGAGGCGGACGGGAACCGCTACGACGTGGCCTCGTTCGTGGTCGGCGACCAGTTGAAGCTCCCGCCCCTACCCGACCCGAACTGCGAGGGCCGCTCGGACTGCCGGTGCGGCTACATTGGAGTCTACAAGCGGTGAGACTTGCAACGGTCGCAGTCGCAGTCGGCGAGGGCGTACTTCGCCGGGGCCGCGCCCGCCCCCTTCTCGACGTGGAGGATAGCCCCCGCCTCGAGGAGTCGGACGAGCTCGGCGCGAACGGCGGCGGGGGAGGTCCCCATGGGCCACTCGGTCGCCCGAACGAGGAGGCCCCCAAGGTGCGGCGGACTTGGGTGGAAGTGCAAGCGGTGACACTGGGTCAAAAGATCGAGAAGGATCCGTTGGCGTCGGGTTAGCATTGGGTGGCCTGTCGATTGGGGTGCGGGTAGTGCGCGGAAACGAACGCTAGCGGCACCCCTAGCGGCCACAAGGGGCTAGGCAAGGGGGCTAGCAAGGTGCAATCTCGGCCCATGCGTTACTCCCGCCCCAAAATACGAACAGTGGCCGTCGACCTCGGCGACGACTCCGGCCTTCGGTGGGTCTCCCTCATTCCTCGCGGTGTCATCAACGCCCACGGGATGAAGTGGGACTTCGACGCCGAGGAGACGAACCCCGACGAGCTGCGGTTCCGTTGGGAGGACGCGGTCGAGTCGGTTCAACGTTGGTTGCTCTCGTTCGCGCCCCCGGTTGCGATCGAACACGACAAGAACGGGACGGCCGCGGGGTACCTCCGCCGAGTCGTCACCCTGTCGCAGTCGGAGGCGGCGGCCCATGGCATCGCCCAACCCTCCTCGGAGATGCTCTACGGCGGTCTCGACCTCACGTCCCCCAAGTGGGCGGCGGCGTTCGACGACGGCGAGATCCCCTACGTCTCGCCGAACATTCGCGCCTGGGCGGGGACGGAGCTCGACGAGGCTCCCGCCTACCCGTTCGCGATCGGCGAAGTGAGTTTCGTCACTGTACCCCAGATCAAAGCCCAACAGGTCCCCGTCGCGGAGATGCGCGGGGTCTCTCTCTCCGAAGGTGACCCGATGAAAATGTCTATGGAAGAATGCGCCGCCTACTGCGCCGAGAACGGTATGGACGAGGCGGCGATCGCCGCTCTGATCTCCAAGCTGTTCCCCGAGCTCCACAAGGCCGAACACGCCGCAAACCCCGAGCTCGCGGAGACGGCCCCCGAGGCCGACCCCGAGGCCCTCGAGGGTGCCGCTCTGGAACTCCAGAAGGCCGCCCAGGAGATCGAGGAGAAGAAGGTCGAGGAGGACGCTACCCTCTCGGAGGTCAAGCGTCTGAAGGCCGACCTCTCGGCCGCTCGTCGGGCTGTCGCCCTTGCCAACGTCAAGGTCGCCCTCGGGAACCGCAAGGTCTCCCCGCAGACCGAGTCCATGCTCGCGGACGCCTTCATCGTTGGCGGCGGCAAGTTCGAGGCCCTCTTGAAGGACCTCTCGACCCCGACCGCTCGCCCCTCCGCACCGGTGGCCCGTACCATCGCCCCCATGGGCCGCAACGCCTCGTCGGTCTCGCTCTCCGAGGTCATGGGCCGCCCCGAGCGGTTCGCCGAGCTCTCCGAGGACGCCCAGTGGAAGTTGATCGTCGAGCTCTCCGAGAAGGAGAAGTGTCACCCGGCCTTCGCGGCCTCGTGGATCACGTTCGGCGAGACTCCGTCCACGGTCGTCGAGCAGCGTGCGACCAAAGGCATTTTCTAACTCGATCAACCAACCCCCACGCCCTGCGGGGCTAGGAGAAACCACATGGCCTTCGGATACGTCACCTACAAGAACTTCGCTCCGGTCAACCAGATCGCGTCCAACCTCACGAACTCGGAGGGTTGCGGCCTCAAGTTGGACGCGGAGGGAACTGTCTCCCTCGCGGTCACGACTACCTCGCTCCCCTACGCGATCGTCGCGGTCGGTACCGACTCGATCACGCCGGGAACCTACCCGTCGCAGCCCGTCGCGGGCTCGCTCGAGGTGATCGACCAGTTGGGCGTCGCCGTCCAGGTCCGCGCCTCGGACGACGGCGGCATCTCGGCGGGCGACTACATCCAGATCGACTCGGCGGCGAGCGTTCCGGGTTCGTTCAAGACGAACAACGCGCCCGCTGTAGACTCGTATGTGTGGGGTATCGCCCTCACCGACTGCGCGGCCTCGGAACAGTTCATCCTGCGCTTCGCCCCGTTCATCCGGTAACAACTCGCGCCCTCCGCGCCCCTTTTCGATCGAGGTAACCTATGTCCTTCGCTTTCCCCTCAACTGGCGTCAACTCCGGTGCGTTGCGCCCCGGAATCCTTCAACGGATCTCTCTCTACCGTGGCGGCTCGGACTCGGCGGTCTCGCTCGAGCTCTCCCCGATCGTCAAGGTCATGACCCGCGCCGGGTTCTACCACTTCTTCTCGGAGAACGACGCCCTCCCGACGACTGGCGCCCAGGGCATCAAGCCGATCGAGCTCGATACCCCCGCGGTCCCCGGCGGTCTCCGCATCTCGAGCGGCTCCTACAACTCCTCGGTCTACCGTTGGGGTCACCAGGTCTTCACGTTGAAGCAGATCCAGGAGTTCGCGGCTCGCGCCGAGGACATCACGGCGGTCTTCGCGATGAAGTTGCAGACGCAGGGCGCACAGCATCACGCGGCGGTCGTCGGTAGCGCCCTCTCGACGCAGGGCAACTACGGCTCGAACCTCGCGGTGACGAACGGCGGCGCGGCCTCTGCGGCTCTCCAGTCGACGTTCAACTCCCTCCTCCTCGCCTCGGCGGCGGACGGCGCGGACATCTTCACCGGTCGTTGGGTTGCGGTCTGTAACCTCAACACGGCGAACGCCCTCCTCCAGAAGAACGAAGTACAGCAGATGGGCTACTCGATCGCGGCGGCCACGGTCGGCGGCGCACTCGCCCAGGCTCGCACTGGCGCGGCCGATTGGTCGCAGCTCAAGGCCTTCTTCGCCTCGAAGCTGATCTGCCCGGTGGACTTCGTCTGCCTCCCGCAGTTCCTCCCCTCGGCGGCGTCGCAGACGGGTACTCCGGTCATGAGCGACGGCATCGTCTCGCTCTACAAAGTGGCCGAGGCGAACGGCGACTCGGGTTTCATTCAGACCTTCACGCCCGACCCGAACGCGGCCCTCGGACAGGTCATCTCCTACGACTCGCAGAACCCCCGCGGGATCGCGATGTACATCGAGTCCGACTACGCCGTCCAGGTCCTCGGCGGCACGTCGAACAAGTGGGCGCGTCTCGCTACGGGCATCTCGTAGTCTCGCTCTAGGGGCCGCTCTACGGGGCGGCCTCCCTCGACGGGGGCTAGGGTCC